AATAATGCCGGTGGTTATGCAGCAGGATCATCCACCATTGCAACCGATGGATTGACTGGCACTTTAAAAGCCGGTGATTTTATTAAATTTGCCGGTCATGACAAGGTTTATACCATCACCGCAGACGGCGCAACGTCACTCGCTATCGAGCCGGCACTGTTAGAAAGTGTGGCAGATAATGAGGTGATCACTTATAACGATGTGCCATTCACCATGGCATTCACCACAGACACGCAAGAGATGAGCGTATCAACCGGTGGCTTTGTGGCGTATCAAATCAAACTGGTTGAGGTAGTTTAGTGGCAGATCGCGGATCAACCACAGCCTTTCAAACTGAGGTTGCCAAACTTCAAAATCAGCCGGTGCATTTGTTGTCGGTGCATTTTGACGATGAAGTGGTTTATATGAATGATGGATATAAAGACATCGTTTACGATTCAAATACTTATCAAGCCGTTGGTCATTTTATGGGTTTTTCAGATATTGAAGAAGCCGCCGAGGTGATGGTGTCATCAATGACAATCTCATTGTCGGGTGTTGATCAAGTGTGGGTCAGTAAGGTTTTAAATAAACAATACATTGATCGCACGGTAAAAATCTACACCGCTTTTTTAGACTCAGCGCAGGCACTGATTGTTGATCCAGTGTTAATCTTTGAGGGGCGTATGGATTCACCAGCCATTAGTGAAGATCCAAACGGCGGTCAATCAAGTGTATCGGTGAGTGCCACCAATGCTTGGGTGGATTTTAGTCGCACCACCGGCAGACACACCAACCATGAAGAAACACAAATCCATTTTTCGGGCGATAAAGGCTTTGAATTTGCGAGTGAAATTGTTAAAGATGTAATTTGGGGTAAGCCGAATGACTGAGATCATCTTTCACAATTACATTGAGTCACAAATGGGCAAGCCTTTTAAATGGGGTGAGAATGATTGCAACACCTTTATTTTAAAAATGGTGGATCATTTCCAAGGTACAGATTATGCCGCCGATGTGGTGGGTAAATATTCCACCAAACGTGGTGCGCTAAAATTTGCCAAAAAAATTGGTACATTGAGAGATTATTTACCGCTTAGAAAAATCAAAGACAATCACGCTCAAACCGGTGATCTGATTTTGGTTAAAGATCAAGTGTTTGATCGGGCGCATATTTGCATGGGATCAAAAGTCGTATCAGTGATTGAGGATTCGATCACCACTCAAATACCAATGGTTGAGGGCGATGTTTATCGGTGGGATCTATGGGCGCAGTAGTTGGATTTATTGCCGGTGAGATTGCCGGATCATATTTAACCAAAACCGTTGGTGGATTTTTCGCGCAAAAGTTTTTAGGTGTTGCATTCGGTAAATTAGCCGGATCATTGATTGGTGCAGGGGTGTCTGGCTTATTAGCTGAGAAACCAGAATCGCCGGATTTTGGCGATAATTCTGCTGCTTCGGGTATGCTCATTAACAAATCAGCCAACGATGCACCAATCCCAGTAATCTATGGTCAGCGCAAAATTGGCGGCACAAGAGTTTTATTAGAGATCACCGGCACAGATAACGAATACCTGCACATGGTATTGGCCATGAGTGAGGGTGAGATTAATTCATTTGAAAATGTTTATCTGAATGACGTGCTATCCACCGATGCTAAGTTTAGCGGTTTTTTGGATGTTTATAAGCACACCGGATCAACCACGCAAGCGGCGGATTCAAACTTGGTGACAAGTGTCAGCGGATGGACTTCAAATCACCAACTCAAAGGCACGGCCTATCTCTACATTAAAATGAAATACGATCAAGATGTCTATGCTTCTGGTTTGCCAACAATTACTGCCGATCTTAAAGGCACAAAGGTTTACGATGCGCGCACGGCAACTACGGCGTGGAGTGATAACCCAGTATTGTGTATTCGTGATTATTTGACCAATACAAGATATGGCAGAGGCATTGAAACCTCGCTGATTGATGATACATCGTTTAATGCAGCGGCCAATTACTGTGAAGAAAGCGTGACCATTGGTGGCGTGAGTAAAACCCGATATACCTGCAATGGTGTGGTTGATACCTCGCAAGGCTCGATGGATGTACTCAAAAAACTGCTCACCGCTTGTCGTGGCTTTTTGATTTTTTCTGGTGGTAAATACAAACTCATTATCGACAAAGTAGAAACCGCCGCCTTTACCTTTAGTGAGGATAATATCATTGGCGCGTGGTCTATTAAGTTGGGTGACAAAAACAGCCAATTTAACAGAATGCGTGCCAACTTCTTTAATCCCGATCGCGCCTGGCAACCGGACATCGCCGTGGTGGATTCATCCACTTTGCGCACGCAAGACAATGGCCTTTTATTAGAAAAAACCATTGATCTACCGTTTACCAGTGATATTGATCGGGCGAAGATGATCACCACCATTAATCTAAATCAATCACGCCAACAAATCATGTGCGAGTTTACCGCTACCATCGAGGGTTTAAGATGTGAAGTGGGTGATGTTGTTTACATTAAGCACACCACACCAGGTTGGGAAACGCTCAACTCAAACGCCGGCAAAAAATTCAGAGTAATGCGAATCACTTTGCAAAACAATGACGAAGTACGAATATTGGCCATGGAATACGATGCCACCGCGTATGATTTTGGCACGATCAGTGTCAGCGATGCTGCTCCAAATACTAATTTACCAGATACAACTACTGCTCAACCGCCAACGGCTATTGCTACAAGTGAAAGCCTTTACGATACAATTGGCTCTGGTGGTGTTAAAGTACGTGTTGCTATTAGCTGGAACGCAGCACTTGATATATTCGTTAAAGAATATGATGTTGAATGGAAAGAAAATGGCTCAAGCACTTGGAACTTCTTAACAACAACTAAAAAAACAGAAGCTAGACTTGATGATGCTAACCCAATTATTCACGACTTTAGAGTTCGTTCAGTTAATACAATGGGTGTTCGTTCAGTATGGGCATATAAAAACAATGTAACAGTTGCTGGATTAACGACACCTCCAGTTGATGTTGCTAATTTATCTTTTATAGCACTTAATAATGCTGCTCATTTATCGTGGGATTTAGCTACTGACCTTGATGTTAGAGTAGGTGGTAAAGTGCGCTTTAGACATTCAAATCTAACAACTGGTGCTACTTGGGAATCATCTACTGATATTGGTGCTGCTGTATCTGGTTTAAATACCAATGCTGTGTTGCCTTTATTAACTGGCACATATATGGCTAAGTTTGTTGATTCAACTGGTAATGAATCAGTTAATACTTCATTATTTGTATCTACAACTATCCCGAACATTATAAATATGAACGCGGTAGCTACATCAACTCAAAACCCATCATTTACTGGTACTAAAACCAATATGGTGGCAGTTGATAATGTATTAAAGTTTGAAGCTGATACATTACTTGATTCTGTTACTGAATTAATGGACGATTGGGAATTATTAGACGCTATCGGTGGTCTTGATACTGCTGGTTCTTATGAGTTTGATACTTACATTGACCTTGGTGCTGTATATACATCACGAGCAACAGCTTCTATTGCGTTCACAGCGTTTGTTATTGGCGACTTTATAGACGATAGAACAGCATTGATGGATACGTGGACAGACTTCGAAAACGCACCATCTGACGTAACACTTAATCTATATATTGCTACTACTAATGATGACCCATCTGGCACACCAACGTGGAGTAGTTGGGCGAAGTTTACGGTTGCTGATTATAATGCTAGGGCGTATAAATTTAAGGTTGAAGCATCATCTACAAATGCTGACCATCAGATTAATATAACTGAATTATCTGTTGAAATTGATATGCCAGACACAGTACAAGGTGCTAATGCTTTAACATCATTATCAACTGGGTTGCTATCGGTAACTTATGCTACACCATTTAAAGCAATACCAGCACTTGGCGTTACCTTTACTGATTTAGATTCAAATGATATTCTTGATATTCAGAACGAAACAACTACTGGATTTGATGTTGGAATATTACACGGCTCAAGTTACGAGGTACATAACTTCAACTATCTTGCAAGGGGTTATTAACATGACACAATTTAATTTAAATTTAAACGGAGAATAAATAATGGCAGAACATGATTATGTAATTGCTAATCAGAATGGTGCTAACACACGTTCTGACTTAAATAACGCATTGGCTGCGATTGTTTCTAACAATTCAAAAGCAACAGAACCAACTACAACCTACGCATTTATGTGGTGGGCAGATACAGCAGCTGATATATTAAAACAAAGAAATGCTGCTGATTCAGCGTGGATTAATATTTTAACTTTATCTACTGGTGCGGTATCTAATGCGGCAATAGCAGACAATGCCATTACCCTTGCTAAGATGGCTGGTGGTACTGATGGTGAGTTAATTACTTATGATACTGCTGGTGACCCAACAACTGTGCCAACTGGTTCATCTGGTGAAGTATTAACATCTAATGGTACGGGCAATACACCAACATTTCAAACGGTTGATGGCGGTAAGGTGTTACAAGTTGTTCAAACAACAAGCACTACTGGAACTACTATATCAGATGCAAACTGGACGGCTATAACTGGTGCGTCAGTAACAATTACACCGTCAGCAACAAGTAGCAAGGTTCTTATTAGTTTTAATACTGGTGGAATGATAATAGGTGATGCTCAAAGCATAACCGCAAGGATTAAGCGTGGTGCTACTACGGTTTGGCAGGTTGGTAGATATGCCTACTCAAACGACCCCACTTATTACGCACCTTTGCCAGTAGCAATAAAATATTTAGACTCTCCCGCAACAACAGCCGCTACTACATATACACTTGAATTTGTAAAACAGACAACTTCTGGCTCAATGGAGTTTAACTCTACTGGCGGAACAAATAGCCTTGTTAATATTGCAACAGAGATAGGAGTATAAAATGAATAAATTATTAGAAGCAATCCAAAGCCTAAGACCAAACGCACAGTTAGTATTAAGAGGTGATGTTATTGAGTGGCGTGATACAACACAAACCGAACCAACTCAAGCAGAAATTAATGCTGAAATTACACGCTTACAAGCAGAATACGACAGTAAACAATACGCCAGAGATAGAGCAGAAGCATATCCAGCAATTGCCGAGCAATTGGACGATATCTATCACAATGGTGTTGCTGGTTGGAAAGCATCAATCAAGGCTGTTAAAGACCAATTCCCCAAAGGATAATGAATGGAACTCTCGGATATAGTATTAGTCTTAGTTAGTATTGTATCAACTATTTCAATAGCGGTTATTAAATCAATAATGACTGATATTAAAGAACTTGAACATACAATGAACTCTTGCCAAACATCAATGCCTAAAGAGTATGTTTTGAAAGATGACTACAAGACCGAGATGCGTGAGATTAAGAAGATGCTCGGTAATATATATGACATTATTAGAACAGATAAAAAGTAAATGATATGGGTTGAACTTGCTAATAATACTGCACGGTTCTTCCTCTTTGACCCTTGGACATTACCTCTTAATTGGATACTAGTATGAAACGATTACTTACAGTTGTTTTATGCTTAACCCTGCTAACGGGATGCTCTAGCTTAGAACTCCGTAATTTGGGCAAATCTGGCGCTTCGGCTGGCATTGCCTACGTTATTAATCCTATCGCTGGTGTTGCTACTTTAGCCACTGCGATGGCTTATGATGAAATCATCCCAGATCAACCAAGTGTTGAGCAAATAGAAACCAAAGAACAAGCCACCGCATACATAGCTGAATCAT